CAATAACAACAACTGGTGCCTTTAAGGGTGCTGATGGTTATACGATAGGTAATGCTTCGGTTGCAGCTGTAATGACTCTTGCCTCTACAGGTATCGTTACCTTTGTAGATGATATTGTTTTAAAGGACGCTGCAACAATTGGTGTTGCTTCCTCTACCTCTGCTATTACAATTGCATCAACGGGTATAGTGACATTAGTAGATGACTTAGTTCTTAAAGATGCGGCTACAATCGGTGTTGCTTCCTCTACCTCTGCTATAACGATTGCTTCTACTGGTATTGTAACATTCGTTGATGATATTTTAATTAAAGATGTTGGTACTATTGGTTCTGCTTCTGACCCTGATGCTATAGCAATAGGGGCAGATGGCGATGTAACATTAACGCAAGATTTAGAATTACAGCATGACGGCGCAATATTATCATTTGGTGCTAATGATGAAGTTTCATTAACACACGTTCATGATACTGGTATTTTATTAAATAGTACAAACGTCATACAGTTTAATGATGCAAGTCAGAATATTGGCGCTCCTAGTAATGCAATTTTAGATATTAACGCTACAGATGAGATAGAATTAAATGCAACTCTTGTTGATATAAATGCTAATGTCGAGATTAGTGGAACAGCTGTAACAACAGGTGTACACACATTTACTGCTGTACCTGTTTTTCCTAACAATACAGTAGAAACTGCTGACATTCAAGCAGACGCTATTACGAGTGCTAAAATTGCAGATGATGCTATTGATAGTGAACACTATACTGATGCTTCTATCGACGCAGCACACTTTAGTTTAGCAGGACTTCAAGCACCGTTTCAGTTAGATGCTACACCACCAACAGATCACACAGCAACCGGCCCGCAAACCAATACATTAAATGCTGGTTATTCAGCAGCTGCATTTGACTTGGTAATCTTAGGAGGTAGTTCAACATGGTTAGAAGCTGATGCAGATGCGGCAGGAACTTCAATTAATATGATGGGTCTTACGTTAGCAGCAGCATCTAGTGGTGCCGCTGTAAACGTAGCATTACCTGGTGCGTTTGTACGAGATGATACATTTAACTTTACTCCAGGCGCAGCACTTTACGTTAGTGGAACTCTTGGAGCCATGACACATACAAAGCCTACTGGTTCTGGAGATATTGTTCGTACTGTAGGATATGCTTTAACTGCTGATGTTGTATTTTTTCAACCTTCAAGCGACTTTGTTGTGTTGGCATAATGGCAAATATTTCAACAATTAATGGTATAGCAGAAAACAACATTGCTTCTTGGAACGGAACTGCCGCAAGTAATATAGCATCTTTAAATTCAAACACTTGGGTCTCAGTGAGCGGACTAAGCTTTGCGTCTTCCCAAGTCATTACATCAAGCAGCACTCCCTTCACATTCTCCGATGTGGATTTAGGCAATACTACCGCTCATAAAGTGGTCGTTGGCATTACTCACTCAGCCACGGCTGCTGCTACAGGCATCACAGTTGACGGTAACGCATGCGCTCTTGTAAAGAATCAAGCTGCATCAGGCATCTTTTGTGAATTATGGGAAGTTAACGGGATAACTTCTGCAACTGGTAATATTGTTGTTACGTTGGGCGCTGCGTCTAGTAGATGTAGCTGCGGTGTGTGGCAAGTCGATGGAGCCGCTGATGAATATGCTGAGGCCGATTCAGCTTCCACCCCTGCTGCTATAACAGGTCTTACTTTACCCACAGGGGGCGTTCAGATTGGTATAGCAAGATCGAACTTAAATGTTTCTTGGACTTGGTCAGGGCTAGGAACCGAAGATTTCGATGCCCAGGTTGACGATGCCTTCACAGGCGCAAGTAGTTTAAGTGCTAACTCATTAACTGACATTTCAGCCACACCGTCATCGTCTAATTTAGAAGTAATGGCTGTAGCCTCTTGGGCACCGGCTTAATAGAATAATTACTCCTATTATCCAAAACCTTATTGATAACTCTTATAAATAAAAGAAAGAAACTATTGTAGGATAAATAAATGACAGCAATAATTACAGAGAAGTTTAGAAGTCATAATGCGACACAATTTTTTGAGTCTTTTACTGAAGCTTCTGGAAATGTTTATTATCTCATGATAGGCAAACCAAATGCATTTACTTCTGCAACTTCTGGAGGAAGTGATGATTCACCCCCAGTACCAGCAGATGATATTTCAAGTGAGTTTTATGCTTGGGATAGTGCTCTTGCTGCAAAAAAGATTTCTTCAACAAACATAACTTTTGCATTACCTCGCAGAGATTGGGCAAATAGTACAATATATGATATGTATGGAGACAATGTTAGTTCATCAAATGCAACAACATCTGGCGCTACAAACATATTCGATTCTACATTCTTCTTTAGAACTTCTGATAACAGAATTTATAAAGTATTAGATAATAATTCTGGAGCTGCATATAGTGGTGCTGAACCTACATCAGAGTCAACTTCTAGTTTTGTTCTAGGTGGATACACTCTTAAATATATGTATTCTATTACTGCTGCAGAACAAGCAACATTTTTAACAACGGACTTTATGCCTGTAACTACAGACAGTGTAGTAAGTGCAGCTGCTGTAAACGGTGCAATCGAATCAATTTCTGTTACTAATACGGGTAGTGGTTTAACTAACGGAACATACTTTGCAGCAGTATATGGAGATGGAACTTCTGCTGGAACTTCTAGTGGTGCAATTGTAAAAATTACAGTTTCTGGTACTATTATTTCAGCGGTATCAACTGGTAATACTGGTGTACAACAAGCTGGTGCTGGTTACACTTTTGGTACAGTTAATCTTGGTAGTGGGTTTACATTCTCAGACGCAGCACTAACTAGTGCATCTGCAATCGGTGGATCAAGTTCAGCAATATCAGTATTTATTTCCCCAAAAGGTGGTCATGGTTCTAATGCTGTAAATGAACTAGGTGGTCATTTCGTTCTGTTACAAACTAGTCTTGAAGGTGCTGATAGTGATGACTTCTTAACTGGAAACGATTTTAGAAATATTAATTTAGTAGTTGATCCTACAACTTTTGGAACATCAACCGTAGGTTCTGCTTCATCATTTAGAACAACTTATGCTATGAAGTTTAGTGGTTCGCCTGGCACATTTACTGCTGATGAAGTAATCACACATACAAATTCAGATAGTGTTGTTGCAACTGGTACAGTTGTAGAATATGATTCTACACTTAAAATTCTTTATTATCAACAGGAAAGGTTTGGAGGATTTGGTACATTAAGTTCAGATGGTGCTTATTATGTGTTCTCTGGATCTGGTACGGTCACAGGAGCTAGTTCTTCTGCAACAGGCACACCAGACTTAACTGCTGATTCAGCTGTAAGTTTGGAAGGTGGAAATACTATCACGTTTACTAATGGATTTGCGAACCCAGAGCTTCAACCGGATAGTGGAAATATTATTTATAGAGAAAATAGAAAACCAATATCAAGATCTACAGATCAAACAGAAGATATCAAAATTATAGTGGAGTTCTAATAGTATGGTACAAAAAACCGATTTAAATGTTTCTCCATATTACGATGATTTTGATGAAACAGATAATTTTAACAGAGTATTATTTCGCCCTGGATTTGCAATTCAAGCTAGAGAATTAACGCAACTACAATCTTCACTACAAAATCAAATAGAAAGACATGGGAGTCATATTTTTGCTGAAGGTGCTTTGGTTATTCCAGGTCAATCTTCATTAAATACAAAATTTTATTCTCTAAAATTAGCATCAACCTTTACTTCTGAAACTGTAGACCCTTCACAGTATTTTAATTCTACAACACCTGTTACTATTACTGGTGCAACTACTGGTGTTACTGCTGTTGTTGTAGGATTTGATGCTGCAACAACGACAGAACAACCTACTCTTTATATTAGATATCTTGCAACAGGTACGGATAATATTACAGCTTCGTTTGCTGATGGAGAAAATATTTCTGCAAATGCTGGTATAACTCACACTACATCTTACTCTTCTAATGTTGCATCTGCAATTACCTTTACCTCATCATTTAGTGCAGCTACAGGATCAACTGCTTTAAATCTTGCAAGTTCTTTGGGGCCTGCATCTAGAAAAGGATCGGCTGTAACTGTACAATCTGGTGTATATTATATTCGCGGTATGTTTACTATTTGCGAAGAAGAAACTATTGTTCTTGATAAGTATGATAACACTCCATCTTATCGTGTTGGATTTACGGTATCGGAGACTCTTGTTACTCCAGAATCAGATACATCTCTTTTAGATAATTCTACAGGTTCTTCAAACTTTGCAGCAAAAGGTGCTCATCGTTTACAGATTAGTTTGGCATTAGCTAAACTTGATAGAAATTCAGAAGCAGATAGTACTTTTGTAGAACTGATGAATGTAAAAGATGGTGTTATACAAACACAAGTTAGAAATACAGAATATTCTGTTTTAGAAGAAACTCTTGCAAGAAGAACATTTGATGAATCTGGTAACTATACAGTTAGGCCATTTCAATTTTCTTCAAAGGAGTCTGTTACAACTAGTGTTGGTAATGAAGATTTTATTGGTACATTTGCAAATGGATCTACAACAGATGATGGAAATACTGCAAGTTCAAGTTTATTATCATTACAAGTAAGCCCAGGAAAAGCATATGTTAGTGGTTTTGAAATAGAAAAAATTGCACCGACATTAAAAGATGTTAATAAGGCCAGAGATTTTGAAACGATTAATGCTGGTATATCTACTTTTGATTTAGGTAACTTTGCATTTATTACAAATATTTTTGGAACACCTGACGTAACATTTATTAGTGGTGAATCTACAGCATTTAAAACTCTAGAATTATATAATGATACTATTCTTACTAGAGGTTCAGCAAGAGGGGAATTGATTGGTGTTGCTCGTGCAAGATCAATAGAATTTTCATCTGGTGCAGCTGGAGCAAGTTCTTCTAATAATACTTCTATATACAAACTTTATATGTTTGATATACGTCCATTTACAAAGTTAACATTAAGTGGAACACCAAGTCCTACATTAATTGCCTCTCATGCAAATGGTGGTGTTTTAATTACTGGTGCTACTTCTGGTGCAACTGGATTTGTATTTGAAAGTGGAACTTCTGTAACAAGTATTAATTTAACAAATGTTGCTGGAACATTTGTAGTTGGTGAAAAACTTGTAGCATCTGATTCATCAGAGGTAGGTGGAATTATTGAAACTGTTGGAGATGTAGATATTACAGTTGCTACAGTAACATCAAATACTTTCTCCGATTTGAGATCAGTACATATGCAAGATATTGATAATGGACAAGACTTTACAGCAGACTTTGTATTGGAAGCTGCATCTGGTGAAGAAGGTTCTATTATTTTGGATGGCACAGATGGAAATGGTGCTGATGCTGGTAGTGATGTTATTGAAGAAGAAGACCTTGGTATCGAAGCTATTGGTAGAGAAACTCCTACTTTTGCAAGACTTAAAGATGCACAAAAAAATAGGTCTATATTTAAACTTCCAAAAAAAGTTATTAAAACACTTTTAACTGCAAGTAATGGTGGAGCAACCGATACTCAATACACAGTAAGAAGGCAGTTTGTAGGAACAACAAACGCTTCTGGTGTTGTAACATTCTCTGCTGGTTCAAACGAAACATTTGCATCTTTTGCAGAAAAAGATTTCACAATGTCTATTCTTGCAGCAGGAGATGGTAGTGGAGTTCAAGGTGATCTTGTAACTTTATCAGGAAAAACTTCTGGAGTTGGTACTGCTGCACTTACAGTTACAGACGATACTATTCTTGCTGATTCTGCAAAAGTTAAATTATTTGCAACAATCCTTAAAACTTCAGTATCACATAAAACAAAAACAACTAACCTTATGAAACAAGTTAAGGTTGTAACTGGTGCAACAGATGCATTTGGTACAAGACCTACAGATAAAATTGTATCACTAGGTAGAGCTGATGTATTTAATTTGGCAGCAGTATTTGACTCAGAAGATGTATCTGTAGATGCTTCTGCGCCAACTTTAACTATAGGAACAATTTCGGGAACATTCACAAGAGGTGAAAAAATAACTGGTTCTTTTTCTGGTGCTACAGCAAGAATTATTTCTACATCAAGTCCTATTAGTTTTGTATCTACAAATAATACTAAATTTAGCACTTTTGATACGATAACAGGAGAATCTTCTACGGCAACTGGAATAGTTTCAGCAACAACTGATGGTAGTGATGTTGTTACTAGTAGATATACTCTAGATACTGGACAACGAGATAACTATTATGATATTGCTAGAATTGTAAGACGCCCCGGCAGTTCTGCTCCAACTGGACGTTTGTTAGTAATACATGATTATTTAGAACATGGTTCTGGTGACGTAATGACAGTTGATTCTTATACTGATGTTGCAAATCAGATGGACTTTGAAGATATTCCAACATATTCTGCAACGAAAGTTGATCCAGATGCTCCTAAACCTTCTGGTGATTTTCCTCTTATGGATACATACGATTTCCGTCCAAGAGTTGAAGATATATTAGGAGCATCATCTACATTATCAACTATAGATGAAATTACAGGAAACTCTTTTGATTTTTTCCATAGACAATATGATGGAGCTGGTTCTTCTACTGTAGATGTTTGTAAGCCCGGATCAAGTATTCAAAGTGATTTTGAATTCTTCTTATCAAAAATTGCTGTATTATCTATGGATTCTGGTGGTAGTATTAATGTTGTTGAGGGTGTTGGTGCAGAAGAACCAATTACACCAAAATCTCCAGATTCATCTATGAAACTAGCAACATTATTTTTACCAGCATTTACATTTAAACCTACAGATGTACAAATACAAAGAGAAAGAAATCAAAGATTCACTATGAAAGATATTGGTGAAATAGAAAGACGATTAGATCATGTTGAGTATTATACTGCTCTTAATTTATTAGAGAGGGATGCTGAATCTTTTGAGGTTACAGATGCAAATGGTCTTAGTAGATTTAAGTCTGGTTTTGTAGTTGATAACTTTAGTGGCCACAGACTTGGTGACGTTGCACATAAAGATTATAAGTGTGCTATGGATATGCAGTTAGGTCATTTACGTCCTAAACACGTAACCAAAGGGTTATTTATAGAAGAAAGTGTTTCTACAGATGTAGAAAGAACTTTGGCTGGATATCAAAAAACTGGTGATCTTATAACTCTTCCTTATACAGAAGAAACTTTTACAGAACAACCTTATGCATCTAGAATTGAAAAAGTAGCACCATTTTTATCTCACGAATGGGTTGGTACAATTGAATTATCACCTGACAGTGACGAATGGTTTGAAACAGAAGTAGCTCCAGAACTTATTATTAATGTTGATGGAAATTTTGATGCGGTTACAGCTTCAGTTGAAAACCAAATAGGAACTATTTGGAACGCTTGGCAAACTCAATGGTCAGGTAGCACAACTAGAACTGAAGTTCTTCGAGCTGGAGGCAATGGGGATGCTGGACTTGGTAGAACAACTACTACAGTCAGAACAGATCGAAGTAGAACTGGAATACGTACTAATGTTATTGAACAGGTTGATAGAGAAGCACAAGGATTACGTGTAGTTAGCAGAGCCCTTATTCCTGTAATGCGAGCTCGAACTATAAGTTTTATTGGTACAGGATTTAGACCAAATACAAAACTTTTTGTATTCTTTGATAAATTAGATGTAAATGTTCATGTTACTCCTTTGAATAATACCTATTCAACAGATACAACTGTTATTGCTGGAAGTCCTTTAATAACAACAAATGTTGGTAAAGTTGAAGGAACTTTTGTAATACCAGACCCAAAAATAGATGGTAATCTTAAATTTTCAACTGGAGAAGTTCAGTTCAGATTAACATCAAGTTCTAAAAATCTTACTGGAAGTGATGCATCAGCTGATACAAACTCTACAGCTGACGCTTTAACAGATTCCCTTACTACTGCTGGAAATGCAATATATACAGCTAAAGGTATTTTAGAAACTGAACAAGAGACAATTATTGCAACTAGAAATGCTACAGTTGTACAAACAACCTTAAATCAATCAAGTTCAACATCAAGAGTTGTATCCAGAGATACTTTCCAGATTGGTGAACCATCATTTAGTGATGGTGATGATCCTCTTTCTCAAACATTTACTGTGCAGGGATCATCAGGTTCAGATGGAAGATTTATTACTTCTCTTGATCTTTTTTTCTCTGATAAAGATGAAACTCTTCCAATGAGAGTAGAAATTAGAAATGTTATTAACGGTTATCCTGGCAAAAAGATATTACCATTTGGTAGAGTAATTAAAGACGCATCAGATATCAATACATCTAATACTGGAGCAACTGCAACAACATTTACTTTTAAATCTCCAGTATATGTAAAACCTGGCACTGAGTATTGTATTTCAGTAATATCAGTCTCACAAGAATATAAAGTTTGGGTTGCTCGAATGGGAGAGACAGATATTGGTGGAACAAGAACTATATCTGAACAACCTCATACTGGTGTTTTATTTAAATCTAGTAATAATAGTACTTGGGCCCCGTCTTTCTTAGAAGATTTGAAGTTTAAATTAAAGACTGCAAAATTTAAAGCTAATACTAGTGGAACTTTAACTATGCAAAATACAGTAATTCCTGTAAGAACTTTAGCTGTAAACTCTATATTTTTAGAAGATGGTAGTACTACTGTAAAAGTTAAACACATAGATCACCATATGTATTCTACTAGTAATAATGTTACTATTGATGGTGTAAAGTCTGGTGCTTCTACAACACTTAATGGTGATATAACTGCTACAGCTGCAACATTAACTCTAACTAGTGGAACTAACTTTGATGATACTACTGGTAAATATGCAAATAGTGCATCATCAGAATGGTTTATTAAAATTGATGATGAGATAATGAAATATACTGCAATATCTGGAAACAATGTTTCTGTTCTTTCTAGAGGAGAAAATAGTACAACCGCAGCTACTCATGCTGACGGTGCAACTGTTGAACTTTATATTATACATAGAGTACCTTTGACAGAGATCAATAAAACTCATACATCACTTGCAAATATTGGAATTGATAGTTATACAATAACTCTAACATCTCCTCCTGTTATTAATGGTGCTACAGCACTGGTTAATGGTGCTATCAGTAGTACAACTGCTCTAGTAGTAGATGGTAATAGAGGAACTATTGAAGTAGGAATGTCCGTTTCTGGAACTGGAGTTGATTCAGGCATAACAGTTACTACAGTTACAAACCAAAACACTCTTGTATTAAGTGGTGCTGAATCATTAAGTGATAATGTTGTTTTAACATTTGCTAAAAGTGGTGTTGCTGAAATTGGTGGTAGTGTTATAACTGCTACAGAAAATGCTATTATAGATTATGTACAAACTATGATTGGTTCATTAGAGTTGCCTGGAACTACAATTGAAACGAGTATTAGACCTACAACTTCAACAAGTGCTTCTGGAGCTCAAACTTCTTTCTCTACCTTGAGTGCTGCAAATGCAAGAACAATACCACTAAATGATAACTATAAATTTGACTTACCACACATGGTGTGTTCTGGTATTAATGAAACTAATGAACTAAGTGGAATAAAATCTTTATTTATACCAATAAAATTAACAACAACATCTTCTACTGTTTCTCCTGTTATTGATTTACAAAGAACATCTTTATTTGCAATCTCAAATAGGTTAGATAATATAGATACATCATCAGATGTTTATCCAACAACAGACTTCTTTCCTTCAACAGAACCAGAAGGTGATAATAATGCTGCAATTTATATCACAAAACAAATTGCGCTAGAAAATCCTGCAAGTGCATTGAAAGTATTATTTTCTGCTCATAGGCCTGCAACTTCTGAAATTAAAGTTTTATTTAAACTTCTAAGAACAGATGATGCATCTGACTTTGATGATCTTGGTTATACAAATTTTAATACAGATGGTTCACCTGATGAAGTTGTTCCTGCTTCTGCTGACAATGAAGACTTTAGAGAATATAGTTATACTGGTGGTGTTACAGATGACGGTATTGGTGAATCACTAGATGAGTTCATATCATTTCAAATAAAAATTATCATGCAAGGAACAAATTCAGCTGAACCACCAAGAATTAGTGAATTTCGAGCAATGGCTTTGGTAACATAAGATGGAAAGTAAATTTATTAAGGTAGAAGGACATCCTGATTTATCTAGGGATATAAATTCTGGTGCAATAGTAAATCGTAATCGTGGTGCTTATGATAGAGCAAAACAAAGAGCTTCAGAAGCACAAAAAGCAAGAGATACAATAAGAGACACCACAAGAGATATAAATACATTAAAGTCAGAGATGTATGAAATAAAATCTCTCTTAAAAAAGTTAGTGGGTAATCAATAATGGCAATCGAAGCAAGTGCAATTCTACCTAGTGACAGTCTAGAAGAACTGAGAGTTCAGTTTAACAACCTAATAAGTGATGTTGATGGTATTGCTGGAGGTAATCAGTTTGTATCTTCAATTGTTTTTGAGGGTTCTACTGCTGATGCAAATGAGACAACTCTTCTTGCAACTGATCCTACTAGTGACCGTACAATCACAATTCCTGATATTACAGGCACACTTATTACTACTGGTAATGCGGCAGTTGGTACTACATCAACTAGTGTTTCTGACGCTGATCATATTCTTATCAATGATGGTGGTGTTCTTAAAAAAATCACTCCAGCAAATTTGGGAGTTGGAGCTCCGGCCGCAGATAATATTTCTGCCGGTGATGCTGCTGTAAGTATTGCTACTTCAGCTGGTAATATTACTATTGATGCACAGGCTGGTGATACAGATATTATCTTTAAAGGTACAGATAATACTACTGATATAACTGCTCTTACTCTTGATATGAGTGATGCTGGTAAAGCAATATTTAACGGAGCAATCTCTGCAACTACTATTACGCTTTCTGCTGATGGTGGTGTGTTACTTCCTGATAATGGTAATATTGGTTCTGCTTCTTCAACAGCCGCAATGCAAATTGCATCTACAGGTATCGTTACTTTCGTTGATGATATTGTTTTAAAGGACGCTGCAACAATTGGTGTTGCAAGTTCAACCTCTGCTATCACAATTGCTTCTACTGGTATTGTAACCCTTGTAGACGATTTAATTTTGAAGGATGCCGCAACGATTGGTGTTGCAAGTTCAACCTCTGCTATCACAATTGCTTCTACTGGTATTGTTTCTTTTGTAGATGATATTACAATTAAAGACGGTGGTACAATTGGTACTGCTTCTGCACCGACTGCAATGACAATTTCATCTGGTGGTATCGTTACCTTTGTAGATGATATCCTTGTAAAAAATGCTGGTACTATAGGTAGTGCTGGTGCTGCAACTGCTATGACGATTAGTTCTGGTGGTATCGTTACCTTTGTAGATGATATTCTTATTAAAGATGGTGGAACCATAGGAGCAGCTTCTGCTACAACTGCTATTACAATTGCATCAAGTGGTATTGTAACATTCGTTGATGATATTATTCTAAAGGATGCTGCAACAATCGGTGTTACTAGTTCAACTTCTGCTATTACAATTGCATCAACAGGTATAGTAACCTTTGTTGATGACATACTACTCAAAGACGCTTGTACTATTGGTACTGCTACTACTGCTGGTGCGATTGCAATTGCTGCAGATGGTACAGTAGACCTTGATACTGCTGGTGCAACTGTAGCTAGTGCAGTTATAAAAACTGTTGGAAAAGAATCTATATGGGTTCCATCTGCTGCTATGTATCCAAGTACAACTAATCCATGCTCTGATATAACTCAAGTAGAAACAACTGCATTAAGACCTGATCTAAAAGTATTAGATTTTGCAACAGGGGCAGATGATTTTGCACAATTTAGTATAGCATTTCCTAAATCGTGGAATGAAGGAACAGTTACTTTTCAACCTTTTTGGACAGTAACAGGTACTAACACAGGAACAGTTGCATGGGCATTAAGCGGTATTGCTATGTCAAGTGATGATACTATTAATACAGCATTTGGTACTGCTGTTGTTACTACTGCACTTGCACATAGTGGTACATCAAATGATTTAATGGTTTCAGTAGAAAGTGGTGCAATAACAATTGCAGGTTCTCCTGCTGTTGCAGATTGTTGTTTCTTTCAAATAGCTAGAGATGTATCTGCTGACAATCAAGCTGGTGACGCACGACTTATAGGTATAAAACTATTCTTTACTACTGATGCTGCAAATGACGCTTAAGGAAAATAAAACATGACAAGTTTTGGATATAATGTCCTTGGTTTTGGTACTGCCAGTACTCCCCCATCAGCTGCCGGTTATGCAGTTTCAAATTCTCTTAGATTTAATCCAGGTGATTCTGCTCATATGGATTTGACGTTTGGAACTCCAACTTCTCAAAAAGCATTTACTCTTAGTTGGTGGCTTAAAAGAGGTAACCCCAATGAAAGTAATTGTAAAATATTTTCTTGCACTGATGGCAACGATCATCAGATGCAATTTTTAACAGCTGGAAACCTTAGTTTTGTCGATGCGACTGGAACGGTGAATCAGGTTACCACTCAAAAATTTCTAGATACGTCAGCCTGGTATAATTTTGTCTGGTCAATGGATACGAGCCGAGGAAATGGCAATCGAAGCCAAATATTCGTTAACGGCGTGAGAATCACTGATTTCTCAACCGACAACCAACCCGATTCTGGGGCAGATGTGCCTGGTTGGAACTCTGCTTGCGCTCATAAAATTGGAGAGGATCATAATGGAGGTAATTTCTATAATGGTCTTATGGCAGAGATTGTGTGGATTGATGGCCAAGGATTACTAGCCAACAGCTTTGGCGAATTCGATTCAAATGGGGGGTGGAGAGCTATCTCCATAGAAGATCAATCGCTTACGTTTGGCGACAATGGCTATTATTTGGAAATGAAAATTCTTGAATCGGTAGGTAACGGGCCAGGAACTGACACCAGTGGAGAAGCAAATCATTGGGCTGCGTCAGGAATTGCTGATAACGACACAATAAAAGATTCTCCAGCTGACAATGCTGATTCAGGGTCATCAAATTTTGCTACTCTAAGTAAAATAATTTTAAACAGTGGCACTGTTGGAACTGTAGGAAACGGGGGTACTGTATCATTGACACAAAATAACGCATCCCCGTTTGGTATGACTTCAGGAAAATGGTATGCTGAGTTTGTCCCTACCACTATCTCTTCAACAGCAATGGTCATGTTAGCCAAAGATTCGACTACATTAAACTTTCAATTTTCACTTGATGGAGAAGGTAGAGGCTACGATTCAAGCGGTCGCTACTGGAAAGACGGTGCCATCACAACCTCTAACCTCGGCAATATAAGTGCAGATGACGTTGTCAGCATGGCTGTTGATCTCGACGGTTTAAATTTAGAATTTTTTATTAACAATTCATCAAAAATAGCAGTGACTGATTTAGAGGCTGGCCAAACTTGGTATTTCACCACCGGAACTTCTGCCATTGTCCAAGCCAACTTTGGCACATCTCCTATCGACGGAGAAGGCGGCGAATCTGACGGAAATGGTTTTGGAGATTTTAAATATGCGCCACCGTCTGGGTATCTAGCTTTATGCACCGCTAATTTGCCCGAACCAGCAATCAAAGACCCAAGCGCGGCAATGAACGTTCAGACTTTTACTGGCACAGGATCAGAAAACGCTCGCGCATTTGGAGGCAATACAGCACTATCTCCTAACGCAGTTTGGGTACGAGATCATAGCGGTTCTTCTGACTGGAATTTTGTAGATACCATTCGAGGTGCTACAAAAGAAATGCCAATGAATACGGCTGCTGGAGAAAGTACAGTAGCACAAGGCGTCAAATCTTTTGACGCTGACGGCGTTACTCTTGGCACTGATGGACAATATAATACTAATACAAGCCCAAATACGTTAGTGGGATTCAAAGAGGGCGCGACTGAAGGTTTTGATATCGTAACATATACTGGAAATGCCAGTGGCACGCAGTCGATTTCGCACAATTTAGGTGTAAAGCCTGGATTTATTATAGTAATTCGTCGAGATACTGGAGCGGCTACCTTTGCATGGCATACAGCCTTAACAGGGGATAATTTTAATATTCCGATGAGTACTACAGGGCGTGGAACTGAAACAAGTTCTAGTTCTTATTTTGCTGCAACTCATAACGCCAGTGTTTTTGTTGTTGACAATGCTGGCAATACTGAAAATGGCACCTATGTAGCCTATGTATTCGCTGATGTTCCTGGATATCAAAGGCATGGGAGCTACTTGGGTAATGCTGCTGCTGATGGGTCTTTTGTGTGGTGCGGTTTTCGGCCAAGAGCTATTTTCATCAGAAGATTTGACGGTAATAGAAATGGATACTGGTACGATACAGGTCAAAACCCGTTTAACACAGCGACAGACGGAATTATATTTGCTCGTGATGCGGTTATTGAAACAGATCTGATCGATATCGACATATTATCTAATGGCTTTAAATTGAGGGAATCGGCGGCCGACATAAACGGTAATGTAGCAAAAAATCTATTTAGTGCTTGGGGAGAAGCTCCATTCGGTGGGGTAGGCGTTTCCCAGTCTCGGGCCAGATAAATTATCAAGTTCTTAATATGATAATTAGTCAACAAGATGGTTACTCTTATAAATATGTAGAAAGGAGTTAATTATATGGCTATACCTTCTACTAAAGCAACCTTTAAAACTTACTGTCTTAGAGCTCTTGGTTCTGGTGTTATTGATATTAACGTATCAGATGATCAAGTAGATGATCGTATAGATGAAGCATTACAATATTTTGCACAATATCACTATGATGGTATTGAAAAGATGTATCTAAAACATCTGGTAACAGAAGCTGATATAACACGAGCAAGGTCTAATAGTTCAACCACGGCAACGGATGTAGTAGATACTTCTGTATCTTCAACATGGAAAGAAGGTAACAACTGGATTCCTGTTCCACAATCTGTTGTTTCTATTCTAAGAGTATTTCCTTTAACTGATACTGGTGGTGGTGGAAGTTTATTTGATGTTCGTTATCAATTAAGATTAAATGATCTCTATGACTTCTCATCTACTTCTGTTATGAACTATCAGTTACAAATGCAGAATTTAGATTTCCTTGAGCATATTCTTGTAGGTGAGACACCTATACGTTTTAATCAACACCAAAACCGTCTTTATATTGATATGGATTGGGAGAATAAAATTGTAGCTGATAGTGAGTTTATAATCATAGAGTGTTATCGTAAGGTTGATCCAACATCTTACACTGATATCTTTGATGACATATATCTCAAAAGGTATGCAACTTCATTAATTAAAAAACAATGGGGAGCAAACCTATCTAAGTTTAGTGGTGTTGCTATGTTGGGCGGTGTTACCATGAACGGTGAAACAATCTACACACAAGCAATAGATGAACAACAAAAACTAGAGGATCAGATTCAATTAGCATTTGAATTACCAGTTAGTTACATGGTAGGATAATAGTATGGCTGTAAATTCTTTCTTTCATACTAGTAATGTTGCTGCAATATCAACAGAACAAAGTTTATATTCAAATTTAGTAGCTGAAGCAATTCAGATACACGGTCATGATGTTTTTTATATGGATCGTACTATTGTTGCAGAAGACGCTGTTCTTGGTGGAGACACTCTCTCTAAATTTAAAGATGCATCAAAAATAGAAATGTATATGGAAAATGCAGACGGTGGTTTTGCGGGTGAACGAGATATAATGAATCAGTTTGGTTTGCAAAATTTAAGTGAAGCAACCTTTGTAGTAAACAAATTAAGATTTCAAGAACTTACAAAACAGATTACAATAGAATCTGGAACTGATGAAGAAGAGGGTGGTTCTATTCTTTTAGAAGCTGGTACACTTGCATTAACAACTACAGACTTAGAGGGAAGTGATTTCTATATTATATCAGAAACAGATGCAACAGATTCAGATCGTCCTTTTGAGGGTGATGCAATTTATCATCCAATACTTAAAAAAATGTTTCAAGTTAACTTTGTAGATCATGATGAGCCGTTCTTTCAACTGGACAGCAACCCAGTATACAAATTAAGATGCCGTCTGTTTGATTATGCTTCTGAAGAACTTAATACTGGTATAGATGATATAGATGCGATAGAAGATGCATTAAGTCTTAACTTACTCAATTTTCAGTTTACTCTAGAACAAGAATCTGAAGTAGGACAATCATTATCTATTGATAGTGAACTGTATAACATTGATGTAGATGATGTTACGATAGATGCTACAATAGTTAGTACAGATTCATCTTCATCAGGAGAAAGTATATTGCTCGAAAATTCTGCCGATACTGGAAATGCAGAGTATCTACTACAAGAAGAAGCACGAAGTCTTGGAGATACCATTAATGATAAGACTGCACAGAACGAATTGTTTGATACATTAGATGATACAGTTCTAGACTTTACAGAATCTAATCCATTTGGTGATCCTACATGATTATAAATAGAGTTAGGAGAACATAGATGGCAAATCAAGTACTTGGAATAGGAGGCGCAGCAAATGATGGTACAGGTGATACCTTACGTGCTGCTTCTGATAAAGTTAATGATAACTTTTTAGAGATTTATACTCTATTAGGAGATACATCGTCTTTAAGTAGTGGTATTAGTGCAACTGCATCTGTAATATCATTAACTGCCCCTAGTATTAGTGGTGTAGTTGCAGGAACACAAACTTCTGCTACTATCACGACTTTGACGGGAACCACTTTAAATGCTGGAACTCTTGCATTAGCTGCTGGTTCTATTACAGATAGTTCTGGGGCCATTAGTTTTGGTAATGAAAATCTAACAACAACAGGAACAATTACAGGCGCTCTTGCTACAGCTGCTCAAACTGCAATTACTTCAGTAGGAACACTAACTGCACTACAAGTAGATAATATTAATATCAACGGTAATGCTATTTCTAGTACTGCTGGTACAGATTTAACGATTGCTCCATTATCAGGACAACAGATTGTTCTTGATGGTACTATTATTATTGATGCTGGAGTAGTTACAGGTGCAACAAGTATTACATCAACAGCATTTGTTGGTGATATAACTGGTGATGTTACAGGTAATGCAGATACAGCAACTACACTTGCAACTGCTAGAACTATTGGTGGAACATCATTTAATGGTTCTGCAAATATCGCAGTTGCTTTGGCATCTGTTGGTACTGCTGTTACAGTAGCAGATGAGTCAAGTGATACTACTTGTTTTCCATTATTTGCAACTGCGGCAACAGGTGATTTACCTCCGAAGAGTGGTTCTAATTTAACTTTTAATGCTAGTAGTGGTTTACTAACTGCAACATTATTTGCTGGTGCATTAACTGGTGATGTAACGGGTAATGCAGACACCGCAACTGCACTGGCAACCGCAAGAACTATTGGTGGAACCTCATTTGATGGTAGTGCTAATATTGCAGTAGGACTTGCAACATTAGCAACAACAGTTACCATTACAGATAACGAAAGTACAAACGAAAATAACGCTATTATATTTACTGCTGGTGGAGATGTTGATGGTGGCAATCTTGGACTAGAATCAGATGGAACATTAACATACAACCCAAGTACAGGTAAAATAACTGCTACAGGTTTTGTTGGTACATTAACAGGCAACGTAACTGGTAACTTGGCTGGTACAGTTTCTACTGCAACACAAAATTCAATAACAACTGCAACTGGTCTAGTATCGGTAGGTGCATTAGACTCTGGTAGTATTACATCTGGATTTACAAGTATTGATGTTGGTGCTGGTACAATTACAACGACTGGTGCGATTACAGGTGGTTCTGTTGCTGGTAGAAAAACACTAGTTTCTACTTTTAATACTACTTCAGCTGTAACTGCCTCACTAACTGCTGCACAATCTGGTGCGACAATATTAATTGATGGTACAGAAAATAATGTAATTAATTTACCGGCGGCCGCAGTATCAAATCCAGGCATATTTTATGACCTTATTGTGAGAGTTGCTGTTGCTAGTGATAAAACTACAATTGTTAATATTGCTGGTTCTGGTGGTGGATTTGTTGGTGCATTAAGTCTTGCTGGTGGTACTGCTGCAAACGCAGTATTTGACAATGCAGGCGATGCACTTACATTCGTTAATAGCACTGTGATTGGGTCAAGAGCAAGAATTACTTGTATAGTAGATGATGGTACAGATGGAACATGGCAAGTAGAATGTCTTGCATCACCTATTGCTACCATCGCATAAATATAGTGAATAGGGAGTATTCGTAATGTTAGGTCAACAATTCTATCATGAAAGCATAAGAAAAGTTATTGTTGCTTTTGGAACAACTTTTAATAATATATCATTAGTTCGTAAGGACAATAATGGTAATATAAAGCAATCAATGAAAGTTCCTCTTGCTTACGGGCCAAGACAGAAATGGCTTACTCGTTTAAATGAAGATGCTGATCTATCAAAGACAGTTGCTATTACTCTTCCACGTATTGGTTTTGAAATACAAAATCTATCTTATGATCCTAATAGAAAACTCAATAGAGTGCAGAAATTTAAAAAGGTTAAGGGTAAAAATGATGATCGTCTAGATTCTCAATATATGCCAGTACCGTATAATCTGAATATACAGTTATATGTTATGGCAAAAGAATCTGATGACTCTCTACAGATTATTGAACAAATTCTTCCATTCTTTCAACCAGACTATACTCTTACAATTAATGATATGGCAGATATGGGAATTAAAAGAGATGTTCCTATCGTGTTGAATGGTGTATCTTACGAGGATAATTATCAGGGAGATTTTGAAACTAGAAGGGCTTTAATTTATACCTTAGATTTTACTGCAAAGTTTTATCTATATGGCCCTGTTACTTCTCAGTCTGTTATCAAAACTGTACAAGTTGATCAGTATACTGACTTGCCCGATAAAGCACCTAAACGTGAACAAAGGTATACGGTTACTCCTACTCCTGCTAATTCTAAGGCAAGTGATGATTTTGGTTTTAATGAAACCACTTCATTCTTTGAGGATGCAAAGGTTTTTGATCCAGTAACAGGTACAGATGTAGATACATAATGTCTGATCCCCTTAAAGAACTAAGTAAAGCTCTTGGGGTTGCTGGTAATATTAAAACATTACAATCAGAACCCTGTAACTATAAAGATACATCTGAAACTTTACCAATAATAATTGAAAATAATCTTGAAGAGGATGATATTGAAAAAGATTATCGTACTCAAAGAGATACTTTTAATACTTTAGTTGAGAAGGGTTCTACTGCGATTGATGGAATACTTGAGCTTGCAAAGGAAGGTGAACATCCAAGAGGGTATGAGGTTGCAGGAAATCTTATCAAACAGGTTGCAGAAGTTGCTGAAAAACTAGGTGATCTTCAAGAGAAGATGAAGAGACTTAAAGAAGTTCCAAACACTGCTCCTAAAAATGTTACTAACGCACTGTTTGTAGGATCAACTGCTGAATTACAAAAACTTATTAAAGGTAAAAATAATGAGTGAAGGCGTATATTTAGGAAACCCTAACCTTAAAAGGGCCAACGTCCAACAAGAATGGACAAAGGAACAGGTCGAGGAATTTTCTTTATGTATGAAAGACCCTATCTATTTTATCAAAAACTATATAAAAATTGTTTCTCTAGATGAAGGTCTTGTTCCTTTTGATCTTTATGATTTTCAAAAGGAAATGATAGGTACGTTTCATAGTAATCGTTTCACTATTTGTAAACTACCAAGACAGTCTGGTAAATCTACTACAATCATTTCTTACTTGCTGCACTACGTTATTTTTAATGATTCAGTTAATGTTGCAATTCTTGCAAACAAAGCTGCAACCGCAAGAGATTTACTTGGCAGACTTCAACTTGCTTATGAACACTTACCAAAATGGTTACAACAAGGAGTAATGAGTTGGAACAAAGGTTCTCTAGAGTTAGAAAATGGAAGTAAAATTCTTGCTAGTTCTACTAGTGCTTCTGCTGTTAGAGGTGGGTCTTACAATATTATTTTTCTTGATGAGTTTGCTTACGTTCCAGCAAACGTAGCTGAACAGTTCTTCTCCTCAGTATATCCTACTATCTCCTCTGGTAAAACAACCAAGGTAATGATTGTTTCCACTCCACATGGCATGAATATGTTCTACAAGTTATGGGTAGATGCAGAGGAAGGTCGTAACACTTATGTTCCTATTGAGGTTCATTGGAGTGAAATTCCTGGTCGGGATGAGGAATGGAAAAAAGAAACTATAAAAAATACTTCACTACAACAATTTCAAACAGAGTTTGAGTGTGAGTTTCTTGGTTCTATTAATACTCTAATATCTTCACAAAAACTTAAAGTATTACCTTATAGAGAACCTATACAATCAAATGCAGGATTTGATTTACATATTTCACCACAAGAGGGACATACATATGTGATTACTGCTGACGTTGCTAGAGGAACACAGAATGACTACTCTGCATTTATTGTGGTTGATGTATCACAAATGCCCTATATGGTAGTCGCAAAATATAGAGACAACGAAGTAAAACCTCTTCTTTTTCCAGCAAAAATTTATGACGTTGCTCGCGCATACAACCAAGCCTTTGTTCTTATAGAGGTAAATGATATTGGTGAACAGGTTGCAAACACTATACATTTTGATCTGGAGTATGACAACCTAATTATGGCTTCTATGCGTGGGAGGTCAGGTCAGGTGCTTGGAGGGGGATTCAGCGGGGGTAAAGCTCAATTAGGGGTAAGAACCACTAAAGCTGTTAAAAAAATAGGTTGTTCTAATCTTAAACAATTAATTGAAGATAATAAACTTATTGTAGAAGATTTAGATATTATTAGAGAGTTATCTACATTTATTGTAAAAGGTTCGTCATATGAAGCTGATGATGGGTGTAATGATGATCTAGTTGCGTGTTTGTTTATATTTGCATGGGTAACAGATCAACAATATTTCAAAGAATTAACTGATAGTGATGTACGTTTGACAATGTTGCAAGAGCAACAAAATGCATTAGAACAGGATATGGCACCTTTTGGTTTCGTGGTTAATGGATTGGAAGATGAAAATATAGGAAATATGGTAGATGAATATGGTACAAAGTGGGCGGCAGTAGTGAGAGATTATGGTTCAGATTGGTAATATTATATAAATTCTAATAAATCATTATCAACTTTAATCCAACAATTAGTACATAATATAATACTTTCATCGATAAGAGAGAATATTTCCTTTCTACTCTTAGGATTAGTACCAACTCTTTTTGTTATTTTTCGTATTTCTGAATCATGAGGATAGTATTTTAAACACACAGTTTCGCTTTCGCCACAATGTTTACAAGACTTATCTGCTAGATTTTCATTCAATAGAATGATTCTTTTACGATAGTTTCTACGAGCTACCTTTTTAATTGTGTCTTTATACTTTTCATAATGTGCATTTACCATATTATTATTTATATGTTATAACACTTATAAAAAATGTTTTTCTAAGTTTGTTTTTTTATAAATATCTGTGTAAACAAAATAACCAACTCTTAAAGATAAGGAGTACAATTTATGTCTTTTCTAGTTTCTCCTGGCGTTCATGTCAAAGAGATTGATTTAACTAATGTAGTACCATCAGTTGACACCACAATTGGTGCAATTGCAGGCCCATTTGAGAAGGGCGATGTGTCTTCTATAGTTACAATTACCTCCGAAGCTGACCTCCTTAATAATTTTGGTAAACCTAATTCAGATAATTTTGAATTTTGGTTTACTGCTTCTAACTTTCTAAAATATAGTAACACACTCAAGGTGGTTCGTGCAGAATCTGCCATTCTTAATGCGGGTGAATCTAGTGGTATATTGGTTCGTGATACTGATCACTACTTGACAGATTTTTATGCAGAAACAGGTGATGGTCAAAGTACAACAAATGATTGGATTGCAAGAACTGCTGGTATTTTTGGTAACTCAGTTGGTGTTGAAGTATGTCCTTCTGCACAAGCTTATGAGCAAGACTTAGGTACTAACAACTTAGTTAACGGGGCTAAAGCAGTTGGCGATACATCAATTACAGTTGATGATGCTGATGAATCTGGTTTTGCTTTCCAAGTTGGAGATATGATTAAGTTTCATACACAAAACTCTGTTACTGCTATTGTTAATGGTGCAATTTCAGTTGCTACTATTAACCTTGTAGTTGACGGTAACTCTGGTACTGCTGCTATTGGTCAACGTGTTATTGGTGCTGGTATTACTGAAATAGTAAAAATTAAAACAGTTACTGATCAAAATAACCTTATTCTAGACAAACCAATTACGGTTGCAGACAATGTTGTGTTAGCATTATCTCCTTATGCATCTGTTGAAGATGGTGACACTCAATATGAAGTTACTAGTATTTCTGGTGAAGTATTGTCTATTCGTTTAAAAGATGATGCTAATGAAGGTGGTCTTCAAAGTATTATTCCTGACAATTCATTTATAACAAGACGTTGGAGATTTGCAGACCTATTCAGTTCTCCTCCAGGTCAATCTGATTACAACAGAATAAATGGTCGTGGAACTGGTGATGAATTGCATATTGTATTATTTGATACAACTGGACTTCTTACTGGGGCTGATGTAGATGTTGCTGGTCAAAGAGTTAATGCTGTTATAGAGACTTACTCTAACTTATCAAAAAATTCTGCTGCTAAATCCCCTCAAGGAGATAGTATTTATTATCCAACAAAAATATATAATCAATCCTCATTTGTTTATTGGGGTGATCATATTGCTGCTGGTACTAACTGGGGTACGGATACTGCAACTGCATATACATCAGTAATTCCTATTACTACTGTTTCTTTAACAGGCGGGACAGATGATTATGCTGTTACTGCTGGTGAATTAGCACTTGCTTATGATAAATTTGCTGACTCTGAAGGAGTGGATGTAAATTTAATTCTTGGTGGGCCTAGTTCTGCTGTTACTGATAGTGCTGCTGGACAAGATACTCATGTAACAATGCTTACTGATCTAGTGGAAAGTCGTAAAGACTGTGTTGCATTTGTTTCTCCGTTTCGTTCTGCAACAGTTGGTATTGCAAATTCAACTACACAGACATCAAATGTAACAGAAGCATTTGAGTTATGCCCATCTTCTTCTTATGTGGTGTTTGATAGTGGTTACAAATATATGTACGACAAATATACTGATGTATTTCGTCATGTTCCTCTTAATGGTGACATTGCTGGTCTTTGTGCTCATACTGATGGTGTTGCAGATCCTTGGTTCTCTCCTGCTGGATTTAATCGTGGAAATATTCGTGGTGCAATTAAACTATCTTATAATCCATCTCAAGGTGAAAGAGATCAGTTATATCGCTTTAGAGTTAATCCTGTTATCAATTTCCCAGGCCAAGGTGTGGTTCTGTTTGGTGATAAGACTGCTCTTGCAAAACCAAGTGCATTTGATCGTATTAACGTGCGTAGATTGTTCTTAGTTCTTGAGAAAGCAATTGCAACCGCATCTAAGTTTCAACTCTTCGAATTTAACGATGAGTTTACACGGGCTCAGTTCCGTAACTTAGTAGAACCTTTCTTACGAGATGTTCAAGGTCGCCGAGGTATCACAGACTTTAAGGTAGTCGCTGACGGTACAAATAATACTGGTGAAGTTATTGACCGTAACGAGTTTATTGGTGATATTTACATCAAACCAGCTCGTTCTATCAACTTCATTACCCTAAACTTTATTGCAACTCGAACTGGGGTTGCCTTTAGTGAGGTAGGAGGTTAATCATGGCTAATATAGATGACTTTAAAGCAAACTTAATCGGTGGTGGTGCAAGAGCCAACCAATACAGGGTTACTATTACTTCCCCACCTGGCATTGCAATTGGACTTGACGTTCGTAGAGCTTCATTTCTAGTAACTGCTTCTAACTTACCAGCTTCTACATTGGGTGAAATTGCTATTCCCTTTCGTGGAAGAAATATTTATGTATCTGGTGATAGGCCTGCTCCCGAAGCATGGACTACTACCTTCATGAATGATACTGATTTCATGATTAGAAATGCAATGGAAAGATGGCAGAATGGTATCAACGATTATGCAAATAATACTGGTGTTGTTGCCCCTGCTGATTATCAAACTGATTTGACTGTAGAACAGTTGGATCGTGATGAAACTGTTTTGAAAAGTTATATTTTCAGAGCAGCTTATCCATTAACAGTTGGTACTATAGAATTAACAAATGCAGAGGCAACGGAAATTGAAACTTTTGAAGTTACTTGGAGATATCAGCACTTTGAACCTTCTGGAGTATCGTTCTAATTTACCTACTAAATAGAACGTAGGAGAAATATAGAATGGCTGAACTTTTCGGGTTCCGTATAGAAAGACCAAAAAAAGCAGAGGGTAGTG